CTTTACATTTTTCTAATACTGTTATTGTGTCTATAGGTGTGTTTTGTTGTTTTAACTCACGAAATGATTGCCATATCTGTTTGTTTATTTCTGTATAAAATACTTCATCATCTCTTAGCCATGGTTTTACTTTATCATAAGTAGCAATACCTCCAACAAGTATACAACCAATAACACTTTGTTCAGCATCAATATTTTTTGGTGTGTCTTGCATATTTACTCCTTAAACATTTCTACTTGTGTTTTTTCTTCATAATTCATTATTACTAGTTCAGTAAAATATTTTGTATTTTGACCTTCTTTGTATCCGTTTTGTGTACGACCAGCATATTGAGTTTGTATTTCGACTATATTATAATCAGAATACATATCTCTTACTATTTCTTTGTCATCGTAACTAATCATGAACTTGCCACCATTTCTATCTACTAAATCAATACATTCACGCAAGTCTTCATGTTCTTCGTATCCAAAGTCCGCCATATAATAATCGCCTTTTTCTGTAGCTACAATATATGGAGGGTCAAAGTACCACATATCACCCAATGTAGGTTTGTAATCTACAACAAGTTTTCTAAAGTCCATATTCTCAATTGTGGTATTTTTAAAATATTTTACAGAGTATTTTAATTTATCTATAATGTCTTCTGTATTCCAATATGATGTTTTTGAAAAAGAAGAGTTGGGATTTTTATTAAAAGCATTACGAATACAATAAAAATATTTAACTGCTCTTAATACATTAGGCATTTTTATTACTTTGCTGTAATGTACTTCATGCCTTGCTTCTTCAAACATCTGTCTGCTCTTAGGAACCCATAGTAATGTATCAATAAATTCATCATACTTTTCACTTAAACATCTATATAGATTAATTATATCATTGTCTATGTCATTTATAACTGTATAGTCACATTTAGATTTTCTAAAAAACATACTTAGTCCTCCAGAAAAAACTTCAATGTATCTGCTATGGTTAGGAAGTAAAGGAATAAGCTGTTTGCTCAACCTAAACTTCCCACCATAATATGGAATTACAACTGGACAGTCATAAAACTCTAAAGATGTCATGCTTCTGCTTTAGCCCACTTAACAACTTTAGGATATAATGATTCTTCAAACTTAAATGTTGATTCATATTTCTTATTCATTCTATGAGTTGCTACAAAAGTAGCTGCATTTAATAAATCCCAATATGTTTGAATATTGTAACTACTTAAATACTTAACTAAATCGCCCATAATAAAATCAGGAAATAGTTTTAAGAATTGATTAGTGTGTCTATTATTATATTTAGTATTCACAAGTGTTGGAAAATCTTTAGTAAATACTTTATCAATAGAATCAATAGTTTTATCAACATATTCATCTATCTTTTCTAATTCAGTATTATATATAGAATGTCTGTTAGTTTTGTTGCCAACAGTATGTCCTATAACTAAACCATTGCTACAAACTAATCTAAATACCCCAGCTAGAAAAGATAACTGTGTTGTTGCATTATAACTATTAACCAATATTATTTGTGGATAATGTTCTTCTCCTTTATTTGTTTCTACTTTTTGATTAGTTAGATTCCAAGTGTAAGTTGTTTTAGCACCATTAGAAAATTGTCTTGACCCTACAAAGTTATTTTTAATTTTCTTCTTTTTAAATATCTTTAATACTTTATCTACAACATCTTTATTTTTAATAAGTTTATACGAATCAGTTACACAACTTAAAATTTCGTCTGTGTCTTCTCGCATAATAAACTTATAACCACTTTCATTACCTTTGCCTGTATATATAGTATCTTCTTTTACTGGAAAGAATGTATCTTTCATTGTTTTTCTCCTTTTGTTTTTTTATTCTACGAAACCTAGTCGTTCTCTCATTTCATCAATTAATTTCTGCATTTCTTCAAACTCTTCATACATTGCTTCAGAGAAAGATTCTAATGCTTCATCTATTAACTGATTTACTTCTTCTGCTGTTAGTTTCTTTTTTACTGGATTTGCTTTTACTGTTTTTACTTTTGTCATTTTTATTCCATTCTATTGTTTTAGGTGATGTACCAAATTTCTTTTTTTGATTGTCTTCATATTTTACCCAATCTTCATCAACTGTTTCAACCATTTTCATAAAATAGTTAAATCCTTTACTTTGCCAAAAATAACCTTTTGTAATATACATATTATATGCTCTGCTAATTGTTAGTATAGGATAGTTTGATATTTTTTCAATAAAATTATAAATAGATTGTTTTTTATTTTCTGAAGGAATGTTTCTTCTTATTCTATCAATTATTTGTTTTACTAACTCTTTGTATTTTTTATCTTTGTCTTCCATCATTTTTGCAATTTCATATTCACTTACAGGTTGCACTCTTTTTTTTGCTTTAAATTTATTCCTACAATTAGGACAAGTTACGTACATTACCTCTCCTTTCTTGTTCTGTATCTAGCATCATATCTATTAATCTTTGTAAATAAACACACATATCCATAGCTTCTTCTAAAGCTTCTACTGCCCACTCTATCTGATTTTTATTCACTTGGTCAATTGTGTTTCCGTGTTTATTATTAGATTTAATAGCTCTATCAGAAAATTTTTGCATAAGTTTATTAACAGTTTTATCTTCACATTCGTGAAATACCATATCTGATTCCATGTCAGCTGCTTGTTCCATAGAAAATTTTTTCATTTTACCCAAGACCTTCCTCCTCTCTAATTTTATTTTCAATTTTTGTTAAATCTTTTGATAATGCTCTAAACGCTGTTATGGCATACTGGTCTGGTGTTTCCCATAATTCATTAGATGTCCATTCTGCATAAAGCATATTTGTTTTTTTAGTTACATATAAAGCTCTAATTAAAAGTCTAAGTTCGTTTTTTGTAAATTTAATAGTTACTGATTCTAATTGTTTTGTCATGTTTGTTTTTCCTTTTAAAATTTTGGGTTTTGAATAATGCCCACTTTACCAAAATTAACATTATTTGTAGCCAAAACCCAGCCAACTCCAGATGAACATTTTTTTATTGCCACCTGTCCTTTTGCTACATAAAAGGATTTAATTTAAAATGGTAAGTCTTCTTCCATTTCTTCTTTGCTTACTTTAACACCATCTGCCCATGAATCTACTTTATCAACTTTCCATGCTGTTCTTACTTCTTGTTCAGCTTCTGGCAAGTCTTTAGTATCTTTTGTAACATAAGTTTCAGATTTTAAAGTAATGAATACAGGTAAACCTACTACATCTTCTTCTTCTATTAAAGGTAACTTTCCGTCTTCTTTAATTTCTATTCCGAGATTCTGTAATAGACTATAATATCTACCATTCTTACCTGCTGATTTTTCTTCTAAGAATAAGAAAGTACCATTATCTCTAAATTGTTTACCTGACAGATGTTTACAAGCTGCTAAGACAGGTTTTCCGTCTTTATCGTTAACAGGTATTTTGTTTCCATCTGCATTTAACTCATACTCATATCCATCCATCTTATAGACTTTTTGAGTAATGTCTTTAACATCTTCTGCTATATCATAAGACATATTAACAACAATAGCTTTACCTGCTTTAGTATTAAGTTCTCTTTCATAAACAGAACTAATATGTGCTGGATATTTACCAGCTTCTATTGGTAAGTAACTTTGTTTTGACTTATCGAATGTAGCACCTACATCTTTCATTTATTTTTCCCTTCTGTTGTGTATTTGTTTACTAGTTTAACGAATTCATCTTTGAACTCTGTCATTTTCTTTGAGTATTCTCCAGTTTTAGAAAGACCTCTAAAATATAATTGAGGTGTAACTTGATTCCCTTTACCATCTTTCATGTATCTTCTTATTCCTCTTCTTCTTGTACCAACAATACCACTTTTCTGCATTTCTTCTACTGCTTTATTATCAAGCAAACCTTTTTTCTTTAGGTCTTCCATTTCTGCTATAGTTATTCTTCCCATTATTGTTTTCCTTTGTTGTTATTATTAAAGTCTTCAGGTTGTGGAAAGTATCCATTATCTTCTATTGAATATGAAAAATAACTAGGATTTACAGTGACAGTTTCTTTATGTTCTGTTTCAAAACACATAATCTGTTTACCCATAATATTTCTAGTTCCTTTATACACAACTCTATCAAATACTTTTCCATCATTTATACCAACAGTATAACTCAAACCCTTTTGCAAAAGTTCTTCGTTAATATTATTTGTCATCATTACCCCAAGCTTCGTTTAACTTTTTGTATTCTTGCATTATTTTAACCCATTGTTCTTTAGAAAGATTTGTCATCTCTCTTGCTTGTGGGTCAAACATATTAAACTGACCACTTTCTTGTATTGCTTTATACTCAAGAAAGTCTTTTTGTGTAATTTCTATCATGTTGTTTTCCTTTTCTTTTTTATTAGTTATTATAGCAATCATTACGCTTTTCTTGAAAGTTTATTAAATGAACCTTTGTAATTCAAAGCGTGTAAATCACCATTTTCTATTAGTTTTTCTATTTGACTTTTTGTTTCTTTATTTATGCTTTCTGCAAGTGCTAATATAGAATCTTTTTGTTGTTCTGTTAATTCTGTATCTTCTACTTGATTGCGATAAACATCATCTGCAATATTCATATACATATTAAATGCTTTCTTCATGCAGTCTGTATTTGCTGACTTAATGTCGTTACCTAAATCAACATATTCAGAACTACCTTTCTTTTTTTGTATACGATGTGCAGCTGTCATATCACCTATTCTTTTAACACCACTATCATACCACATCAGTCTGCCATGTACTACAAATGCTTCTGTACCAGCAAACTCTGTACTAATAATTTGCCAACTCCAGCCAGGATAATGTCTATCAGCAGTCTGTTTCATGTATCCAATCTCTACATAATCCATACCCATTTTATCTTTTATATAAGCTTTAGGTGTTTTCATATTACTTACTAAACCATGAGTTATTGCTATGTTTTGAAATCTAACTCTATGTGCATCTAATTCCATATTCTCGTTATCGATTTCTTGTAATGTATTATCTTGTTTTTTCTTTGGCATTTTATGCTCCTTTGCAAGTTATTTCATAATAAGGACAGTAATTACATTCCCAGTCATATACTGGTGTATCTTCTTCTCCGACACTAGGTATCGCGTCCTCTTCATATATTCTTTTGTTTATTTTACTCCAATAGTTTTCTGCTTGTTCTATCCAGTAACTTGGTATATTGCTCACTCTTACATCACTTGTTTCTTTTTTATACCATGTTAATGACATTTTTATATTGTCATGATTTAAAAAACTAAACTCTTCCATAAGACCTAATGCATATGTACCAATTTGTAATTCATAATTTACACTTGGATTAAAATCTCTTTGATTTTTTCTACCAAACATTTTTTTCCATTTATAACTATGCACAGTTTTTATATCTGTTATTTCTGCATATTTATTTTCTTCATGTACAAATGCAACGTCTAAAGTTCCTTGAACTCTTAATCTTGGTATTTGTATAAAATGTTCAATTAATGAAATCATCCCTGTGTCTTTATAAATATCTTGTGTGTATTTAACTAAAGCATATTCTATATCTTTATGTACAATTGTACCAAGTCTCATCAATCTTCCAGACCTATCATCCATTTCTTTCTTTTCAGCATTTGATAATTGAAAGAATTGTTTTAATCTACATGAACCAGCACTTGATGCACTAAAATAAGAATTAGGATTGTTTTCTTTACGATTTAATTCATTTTCTTTTTGTTTGTCTTGTATATATTTAGAATACGTATCTAAGACAATACTATTTTTTGTTGAATTAATACCCATTTGTTTTTCCTTATAATTATAAAGGACTCAGCACAGATGTATAACTCATTGTCTAAATAAACCCCTTTACATAGAACAACTGAGTCCCTTAATATCCCTAAAATACTGTTTAAATATAACAATAATAAGACTTAGAACAAAGTAGTTTTGTGATTTAACTTGTACTTTGCAAATTTCTTACCACCACTATATTCTAATCTAGTTTTAATATCATGTCCTTCTTTCTTTAAATCAAACACAATAGCTGCTAATCTAAAACATCCAAATCTGCGTAATGCATCAATCGGAGTAAGAACACCACCAGATTCAAAATACTTTAGTATTTCTTCTTTTTGTGTTTTCTTTTTTAACATATTTCAAATCCTCCACTTTGTTTACAAAATTCAATAAAACTTTTTACATTATCTCTATGGAATGGATAATTAGAACTCCAATCTTCTTTTGAGTATGCTTCTTGCCATTTTGTATTGTAAGGTTCTGGATAATTAGCAGGAACTAAATCTTTTCCATGTTTCTTTTTACATTCATCACCTATTTTATCCATTTTTGCACGAACTTTTTTATTGTGAGCTTTAGCTTTTGCTATCTTTGATTCTGTTGCTTTTTGCAATTCATCGACAGTTCCATCATCTAATTTTTCAGATAATTTTTTTGCAATATAAAGAGCTGTTTTTTCTTTTATTCTATGTCCTGAATTGCTATATCCACCATCCATTTCATCATGTGTCATATAATCTTCGCATGTCTCTATTACAAAATCCCATAATGGTCTCCAGAACCATACATTATTACGAAAATATGAGCCTGGATTATCATCTTCATAATTATCTTTTAAATTAAAATACTCATCTTTAACATCTTCTGGTGTATTATTCCAATCTAAAAATCCATCTTTACCATATTGTTTTAGTATTTCATTATATCTCTCTGGATAATCTTTATTTATTTTTGGACTAACACCATATACATCATATCCCATTATTCTTCTCCTTCTTCTTGCATTGTTGGTATATCAAATAGTTTACATAATTGATTAAATGATTCTTTGCCCGAACTAGACATACGCTGATACTCCCATGCTAAATCATCCATTAAATCAATTGCTTTTGTTTTTACATTTTTAGTTGACTTTGATAATGCTTTATAATATTCATTCATATCTACAAAGTCTTCTGTTCTTGGTAATGACATTATACTCTCACTTTCTTTACTTCTGTTGTTTCTGGAAATATTTGTTTACCTAAATAATATGCTTTGTCTTCTTTAGCAACATTTACGTGAGTTACAATTACTTCACAGTTTATGTTTTTGCTTATTAAAAGACCTCTAGTACCTGTCTGTGTTTCGAAATGTGTTCCTTCATCTAATGATTTAAGAAATACATATCCTTTAGCAGGTATATTTTTAGGTTTATCTTTTAATGCTTTATTAACTAGTTTTTTAATATCTCTTCTACTTTTAAATAGACTGTCTTTATTATCTATTCTTCCAGTAAACTTTCTATTTCTTTCATATCTTTTACGTTTCATATCAATATTCCTATGCATAATCCAATTATAATACCAAGTATAAATTCATATTTTTGCTTTGTTTCATGTATTGCTAATACAATAAAATCCATTAATATATTTTTCATATTGTTTCCTTTGTTATTTATTATTATAGTTAAATTAATATGGTTACAGAGGCTTTTTACTAGTGACTATATATCGAGAGTATTAATATATTGTGTTGGAGTTTCTTAAACTCTGCTTGTAACCATAAAGTAAAGGATAGAGCCATAACACAGAATAACTCCTCAGTAATCTGCTGGCAATACCTATCCTTAATCTTTAAGGGCTTGAACGGTTATTGTTTATTTTATTAAACCATTAACTACTAAACAATTAATTGTGTCCAAACCCTATTGAAAGAATGTTAAATTTGCATCGTTGTATAATTCAAAATCTTCATTGACTTCAAATATATAATAATTTCTTAGTATTGTTTTACGATGGTTCATTCTTCCCATTCGCTTTTTGTTATATGTTTTTGGTATGAATAGAAAGGGTTTATCGTTTTCGTCATATCGTGGCAATGCGAATCCTATCTTATTAGAATTCTTTACTATGCTATATATTGGTACTGAACTATGTGTATTAGTTTCTAGCTTTTCCATAAAGTTCTGTTCAAACATTACATTACGCACCATTAACCATTTAGCTCTCGGAAATAATATTACATAATTCTGCATACCATGAACATCTAACTCTGATGCTTTAGCAATGTTAATATATCCTAACGCTTTTTCTTTCATTTTTAGTCTTCAACTTTCTTTAATATCTTTATAAACTTTTGCACTTTACGTAAGACTGTAAGTTGCTCTTCTACTTCAATATCATTAAACTTCACACCAAATCTTTTCTTTGATTGAAAGTCTAACATATGTTGAAATAATATTTCCTGTTCGTCATCTGTTATTTTAGTATTTCTAAATCTGCTCATAATAGTTCCTTTAGTTTATGCCCAAGTGCTATTAAAAAACATATATATATAGTATAGTAAGTATGACATTAATATAAAGATATATATGCTATATAACAGCACAAGGACAAGTTGTAATAGTAAAATAAGCAGTTTAAATAGACTTGCTTAGGTCTGTTGGTAGTAAATCCTTACTCTACTACGTTAACGTTAGATACGTACTCTTGGTCTTCTGCAAATGTAACTAATGTTTTCTTTGTTAGTAATTCACAGTCTGAATTAAGCTGTTTAAGGTCAGCATCACGCTCACGTAGAACATCATTCTTGTTAGGTATAGATGTGCCAAACGTTCTGTTCCATCCACGCTTCATTGGAGCTGCTCTATGCTTAGCTCTATACTCTTTGATGATAGACTTCATTTCAGTTACAAACTCTTGGTATACTTCTTCTATGGTAGTCATAGTTTCATATCCTTTCTTATGTTGTTTTATTAATAATTAATCATAAAATAATTTATAAAAATTAAATCATAACTAAATTTTTAATTTAGTGTTACCCCCTTATAGGGGGTATATATGTAAAAAACACCCTGCCACATTTATCTCCATTTTTTTTAGAAAACACTTGGTCATTTTAAAATAAGACTTGACTTTTGACTTTTAGGTCAGATAAAATACAGAGTTATTTTTTTTATAAAAAAGGGTATTACATGACTGTTTCTTGCGCTGATAAATTATTTGTAATAAATTGGGTTATAGGTTAGATTTAAATATGGCTATTGCTATGACAGAATTATTAAATCTTTCTGCTGAAGAACAAAAATATATATTAAAACGTATATCTAAAGACATTTACACTCCTATAGACATAGACGGACAAGTATATTATATTCCCTCAGCTGTTAATGATTTAATAGAAAGACTCTTCGAGAAAACTGTTTCTTTAAAAACACAATTGGAAGATGGATTACCAAACAATACGGAATAAAAAACATTACGTTTATGACAGTATAGAAGAATTTAGGGTACACAATCCAAACACTAAAGTGCAAAAGGATTGGAAAATTGCAAAAGAAGGAGATTGGGTATATGCAAGTGATGGTAAAATTGTGCAACTGCTAAAAGTTTCTACTAATATTAAGCATCATAACGACAGAAAAAACTATAAGTTTGCTAATGGATGGGTTCGTACAATAGTAGGAACATTTATAGTTAATAAAACATCAGAAATGGATACTGATTTTACCAAACATCCAAACAGGTATACGTTTAGTGGAACAAATCCACGAAGTGTCAAAGAACGTAAATCTATAACTAATAAAGAAAAAATGTTTGCAACTAATGTTGCTGTAGGTATGGGAATAGTCAAATCATACATGGATGCGTTTGATGCTGATGACACAATAAAATCTAAAAAGAAAGCTGTAGTGCTATTAAAACAGGATAGAGTTATGCATGAAATAGAAAAATCTGTAATGGATATTGCAAAGAATATGGGTCTAGACCACGAATATGTATTAGGTAAATTAAAATTATTATCTGATAATAGTGAAGATGACAATATTGTATTGCAATCAACAAAGGAAATAGGAAAAATAATAGGGACAACTGGTAATACAATTAAACAAAAAGAAATGGGTATTATTGGAATGTTTCAAGGTTTTAGCCCTGAACAATTAGAAGATGCAAAAAGACCAGAGTTAAAATCTATAAACGAGGAGAAATAATGAGTTGTAAATATTGCGGTTCTAATAAATATAAAAAAAATGGTAAAAGAGGTTTTGTACAAAGATACAAATGTAACGAGTGCAATAGAGAATATTCTGATAATAACGAAAACAATAATAATTCTAATGTAAATACAAGTTCGTATGTAGAAGATATGAACTATATTTATATAGATGACGTAGAAAACAAAAAAGTACCTACGTTAAAAAGTGTATTAAAGAAATTTAAAATAAAAGAAGACGTATGGAAGGTTACTAATTTTAAAGTAAACCAATGGGATGTATCTGCTAAACAAGAAATAGATGGTAAAATTGTTTGGAATACACATACTAACTATCAAGCAAAAGCTAGTCTAGTAAGGAAAAAACCAGTAAAAACAGATTTTCCTCATGTTCGTGGTGCAAAAGTTAAAAGACTAAAGTTTAATGTCAATATTCCTAAAAGAGAAAAAAAGTTAGATATAATTTTACCTGATTCTCAAATAGGGTATAAAAAAGATATGACTACAGGAGAACTAGAACCACTTCATGATTTAAGGGCAATTGCTATTGTTACTAAAATAATTAAGGAAATAAAGCCTAATCGCATAATAATGTTAGGTGATATGCTTGATTTACCTGACTGGTCTACACATTATGTGCGTTCACCAGAATTTTATTTTACAACACAACCAAGTATAGATTATCTTGCATCTTGGATTAATGAACTAAGACCATATTGCGAAGAAATGGTATATATAGAAGGTAATCACGAAAAACGTATGATGGATAGTATTGTACAAAACACAATACAAGCTTATGGTATAAAACCAGCGAATGAACCAGACGTACCTCCATTAATTTCTGTACCTTATATACTTGGATTACATAAAATAGGAGTAGAATATGTTGGACAGTATCCTCATGGTGAATACTATATTAATAATAATCTGGTATGTATACATGGAAACAAGGTAGGTGCTAAAAGCGGTCAAAGTGTTATGAAGTTATTAGACTCTCCTCGTATTAGTATTATACAAGGACATATACACAGATTAGAAATGGCGCATAAAACTGTATGGACACATGGAAAACCAAAAATATATCAAGCAGTATCTATGGGAACATTAGCTAGAATAGATGGTATCGTGCCTGGCGGTGGTACTAGATATAACTGGCAACAAGGATTTGGAGTTGTTGAATACGATGAGGAAAGATTCCGTATAGATACAGTCGGTATATATGATGGTCATTCAATATATAATGGTAAAGAATACATAGGAAAAAAATGAGAAATAAAATAAAAAGAAATACTCGTAAAGACATATTAAATGATATATACAACATACATCATTCTATACGTACATTGTTTACAGAAGTTAGAAAAGTTCATATTTTGTTTGAACAATATTTAGAAATGAAAAAAGAATCAGGTAAGTTTGAAAAGTACATCACAGATAAAATCGAAAAAGATAAATCTGAACAAAAAAAACGTAAGTGAAGCAGAAAAAGCTTTACAGGTTGCATATACAGATTTAATAGCTTTTGGTAAATTATTTTTATCAGGAGATTTTGGTAAATCTGAAAGTCCGTTATTTCATTATGAGATAGGAGATGCATTGCTAGAGAACACTACAAAGTCTTTGGCATTAATATTACCTCGACAAAGTGGAAAAACACAACTATTTAAAACTTTTTTATTACACAAAATACTTTTTAAAAAACCTGATGATTTAATGTTTATGGCTTGGGTATCTGATAATCATCGCAAGTCTATTTTAAACTTACAATATATTAAACAACATTTACAAACTAACGACATTATTAAATATTATTTTGGTGATGTAGTTGGAGACAAATGGACAGAGACAGATATTGTAACAAAAACAAATGCAAAGTTAATAAGTAGGTCAAACTTATCTAGTGTTCGTGGAGAAAATTATTTAGGTAAACGATACGACCTTGTTGCTCTTGATGATACTGAAAGTGAAACAAATACAGTTACTAGAGAAGCTAGAGAAAAAATTAAGAATATTGTTTACAATGGTGTAAAACCTGCTTTAGATGTAGATGGTAGATTAATATTTGCTGGTACACCTGTTCATTTTGATAGTCTTTGCCAAAACATTTTAGAAGGGTATGATAAATCTGAAAGTAAAGATGATTATACTTGGAATGTAATATCATACAAATCTACACAACCAGAAATGTCTGGAGGTGTATTATGGAATTCTTATATACCAAGAAAAAAACTAGATAGAATTAAAAAAGAATATTCAGAAGCAGGTCGTATACATGGGTATTACCAAGAATATGAACTAGAAGTACAAAATGAAGAAGAAGCAGTATGGGGAAGAAAGTATATAAAAAAATGGAAAGGTTATTACGAACACAAAGATGGTCAAAATTATCTTGTAATTAATAAAGACCCTATACCTGTAAATACTTTTATTGGTTGCGACCCTGCTACAGATATTGATACAAAAACATCTGACTTTTCTGTTATTATGGTTATTGCAGTAGACCAAGATAATCAAATGTATGTTGTTGAATACGAAAGACATCGTAGTATACCAACAGTAGGGCAACGAGATTTAGATGGAAACATACTAAATAAAAAAGGTGTAGTAGATTATATATTAGAATTGCACGAAAAATACCATTGTATATCGTCTACTGTAGAAGATGTTGCTATGAATAGGAGTATATTTCAAGCATTAAATGAACGTAGACGAATAGAAGATAAATTTAATATTAGTGTAATTCCAGAAAAACCAGGCGGAAAAAATAAAAGAAATAAGATTTATAGTGGTTTAAGTGGTAGATTTAGTACAGGAAATATCTTTTTAAAAGAAAATATGTTTGATTTGATTAACGAAATTGTTACTTTTGGCCCGAAAATGAACCACGATGACACGATTGAGACTCTTTATTACGCACAATTGTACTCATTTCCGCCAAATATGAACCAAAATAAAGATAAAAGTGGTTGGTATAAGGTAAAACGTAAAGCTAAAAGTTGGGTTGTATCGTAATGCCTAATAAAAAAGCAAAAGAAAGAAAACGAAAACGTAGAAAACTTGCGATAGAAAATAAAACTTATAAACGCAGATTAAAAAAGATGCAGAAAGAAAAAAGAAATGCAAACTAAACAATCTAAATATAAAACAAAACAAGTAAAAGATAGTATGGGTTTAGTCTCAACTCTTTATGACATTGATGGAAATTTTATGAGTTTACAAGAAGTTAATAGAAATAAAGCTTTTACAACAAGAAATCTTTTAAAAATAGCAGATTCTTTAAATAAAAATCCTAATGATAATAAAATGACACAAAAATTTCAAAGTCAATATAATTTTTTGCAAGAACTTATGGGAAGCTCATCTAATAAAATTACAGTTGATGGATTACTTGGAAAACAAACACAACGTTCTGTTATGGATGTAAGAAAAATTGCTGAATCTATGTCGTCCGATAGAGTATTTGAAAACTTAAAAAGAAGAGATGCAATTAAATTAAATATGGATAAAAAATAATGGCTAGAGTTACTAATAAAAACAAAGCACATGAAAATAAACAATTGTGGGATAGAGCTAATAGTACCGATAGAGGTAAATGGCGTTCTAAAAGTCAAAAAGGATATGATTTTTATCTTGATGAACAACTAACAGAAATAGAGCAAGATTCTTTAGAAGAAGCAGGAATGCCTACTTTTACGATTAATAGGATACTTCCTATAATCGAAATTATGAAATATTTTGTAACTGCTAATAATCCTAGATGGAGGGCTGTAGGAGTTACTGGTGACGATACAGATATTGCGCAAGTCCATTCAGATATTGCAGATTATTGTTGGAATTTATCTAATGGTAATTCTGTGTATGGTCAAGTAATTTTAGATTCTCTTGTTAAAGGAGTTGGTTACTTTTTATTAGATGTTGACCAAAATAAAGACAATGGAAAAGGGGAAGTTACTTACAGTCGTATAGACCCTTATGATGTATTTGTTGACCCAGCAAGTAGAGATTTTTTATTTAGAGATGCTGGTTTTATTATTGTAAAAAAGAATATGTCAAAGTCTCAATTAAAAACATTGTTTCCAGAACATGCTAGTAAAATAAATAAAGTAACAAGTCATTCTGATTTTGATGGTGTTTATTCACAAAGAGATATAGAAACTTCTAAGGTTATACAACCTGAAGATATATCTAATACTTATTCTCAAGGTGGAGAAGAAGACCAAATAATTGGATATTATGAAAAATATTCTAAAGTTAAAATTCCTTTTGTTAATGTATTTGTAAACGTACCACCAGACAATGATAGTCTTGAACAAATGCAATCTGCTATACAAGTTCAAGTGCAAGAATTTCAATCTGAAATAGATGTTTTATTAAAAGAAACAATAATGAATATTGAAATGCAATTAGAAAATGGTGATATCATTGAAGAAAGAGCTCAATTAGAAATACAAAAAGCAGAACAACAATCTCGACAACAAGTAGAATTAAAACAACAACAATTAATATCTGAATCACAAGAAGAAATAAGTAAAGTAAAGCAAATTGTTGTAAGAGCTACAGAATTTGATAGTCTTATGAAGGATAAAGATTTTGCAGAAACAGTTGTTGATTATGTAAAGTTTTTTGAAACAAGAATTATGTTATGTTGTAGCGTCGGTGATGATGTATTTCTCTATGAATATGAATTACCAATTAATGAATACCCTATAATCCCTATCCCATACCTCTACACAGGTACACCCTACCCAATGTCAGCAGTAATGCCTTTAATTGGTAAACAACAAGAGATTAATAAAGCTCATCAAATAATGATTCATAATGCAAACCTAGCATCTAATCTTAGATGGATGTATGAAGAAGGTTCTGTAGATGAGTCAGAATGGGAGCAGTATTCTTCATCACCTGGCGCTCTATTGAAATATAGGCAAGGATTTAATGCTCCAACACCTATACAACCAGCACCTATTAATAATGCATTTTACACTATAACCCAACAAGGTAAAGCAGATGCAGAATATATATCTGGTGTACCTTCTGCTATGATGGGATTTACTTCTGACCAAGCAGAAACATATAGAGGATTATTAGCAAATGATGAATTTGGAACTAGAAGGCTAAAGTCTTGGATGTCTACAATTGTAGAACCAGCATTAGAACATCTTGGTAGGGTATTTCAGCAAGTTGCACAACGTCATTACACAATTGATAAAGTATTTAGGATAGTACAACCTGAAGCGGGACAAAAAACAAGTGAAGACTCAGAAGTTAGAATTAACATTCCTATTTATAACGACTATGGTCAAGTAGTAGGAAGATGGATGGATTACGAGTCTGCAAATTTTGACGTAAGAATTATAGCAGGTGCAACATTACCATTAAACAGATGGGCATTGCTTGAGGAATACTTTAGATGGTTCCAGTCTGGATTAATTGATGATGTAGCAATGATAGCAGAAACAGATATTAGAAATAAAAAACAATTAATTGAACGTAAAAGTATGTATTCTCAGTTGCAGTCTCAAATAGAATCATTATCTGAACAAATGAAAGACAAAGATGGTACAATAGAAACATTAGAACGACAGTTGGTACAATCTGGAATTAGAATGAAAGTTCAAGAAGGTGGATTAAAAGTTAAAGATACACTTCAAAAAACAGATGCAGAACAAAAACTTTTAAGAAATATGATGAAAGCAGAATTTGATATTGTACGCAGAGATTTGCAAAAAGAAGTAAAAGATGATGCAAAAGAACAAAAAGATAAGCAAAAAAAAGACTTTGAAGATTCTGCTAAACAGAAATAAATTTACTCAAACTAAAAGGATAGTAAAATGAATAGTCAAGAACAAGTAAGTAACGCTCTTTCGGGAGCCCCAGAAAGTTCTTCTAACGAAGAAATGGATGTCGATAAGTTTTTCGAGGCTTTAGACAACCAAGTGAATGGTTCAATTTATGATAATGAACCACAAGTGACCAATCAACCTCAGATAACCTCTAATCAGTTGGATAATCAAGATGTACAATCTGAACCTACTGACATGAGCCCTGTAGAAGGTCAAGATACGGATATTGGAAATCTGCAAAAACGGTATAGTGATTCTAGCAGAGAAGCTAAAAAGCTTAGTAAGCAATTAAAGGAGATAGAACCATATATGCCAATACTCGATGCTATGAAAGAAGACCCTAATTTAATTTCTCATGTGAGAGGTTATTTTGAGGGTGGTGGAGAAGCGCCTAGTTCGATGAAAGAAAAACTAAAATTAGGTGAAGATTTTGTGTTTGACCCAGATGAAGCTATGTCAAATTCAGATTCAGATTCTGCAAGAGTATTGTCAGCAACAATTGATGGTGTAGTTCAAAAAAGATTAAATGAAACTATGTCTCATCAAAAACAAGAGAATACAAGACTTGCGAAAGAAATTGAATTTAAACAAAAGCATAATTTGGATGACGGACAATGGTCTAAATTTGTTGAATTTGCAAAAAATAAAACTTTAGAGTTAGATGATATATTTTATCTAATGAATAAAGGTAAAAGAGAGCAAACTATTGCTCGTAATGCAAATCAAGAAGTAACCAATCAAATGAAAAGGGTTCAACAAAAACCTGCTTCATTAGCGTCCGCTGGTAGTTCACCAGAACAAGAAAAATCTCACGATGATATGGTTTTTGATGCTATTCTAGGTGCTGAAAACAAATTAGAAAAAGCACTAGGATTCTAAAACATTAGTTTTAGTCTCCTATTGTCAAATCAGTAAATAAAGAATAGGAGCCTAAAATGGCAAGTGACCTTTTACAAATTGGTGGCGTTACTGGTTTAACTGAGAATAGCGCTGGACTCGATGATAATCTGAGTACTGGTGACCTGCGGAGGCGGTATAACTTTGGCGACAAAGTATCCGAATTAGCGATTGCACAAGACCCGTTTTTTCGCTTGGTGTCTAAGGTAAATAAAAAACCTACCGATGACCCTCAGTTTAAATTCACAGAACGTAGACCATCTTACCATAAGCGATATGCTTATGTTATGGGGCATAACAAAAATGGAACCCCAACTTATGATGATGCAGAACTTTTTCAAAGTGGTGCAAATGCAGCTGTTTCAGCAGCTGGTCAAACAGTGCAAGTTTACATGGTAACTGACTATAAGTCAGATGGAAATCTTAGCAATGTTCAAGGGCAAACAGGTTCATCAAAAATTGATGTCGGAGTTGCAGGAACAGCGCCAGAATTTTTCCTTCCTGGCCAAATAGTTAAAATACCTGTAACTTCTACAGCTAATGGTGGAGCTGCTTTAACAAGCAATGCTACTGTTGGTTATCATGTTATAAAAGTAACCGCAGTTGCAACTAAAGCAACATTGGATGGTAAAGAAGCGGTAGCTGTTACTGGAGATATTGTTAAGTTTGAAACAGGTAAAAATGAATTAGCATCTTTTACTTCTAACAACTTTGGCCCTGGCGGAGTCGCTGGAGATGAAGCTGTTGCAGATAGAACTATTTCTAGTCAACTTGAGTTTATGAGAAGTTACGTTGTTGGTAGCGCACATGCTCAAGGTAGTACTTACCCACAAACATGGCAAGACAATCCTTTCTCAACTGGTAATGGTCTTACACAAATTTGGAAGACTGCATTATCAATGGACAACACAACTCGCGCAACAGTACTAAAGTACGAAGGTAACGAGTTTGCACGTCTATGGAGAGAAAAGTTAATTGAACATAAGTTCGATATTGAAACTGCTATGCTTTTTGGTTCACAATACACCGATGCAGCTGGAGTTCAATACACTCAAGGAGCTCTTGATTATATTGTAAACTATGGAAACATATTCTCATGGGATACAAATAAATCATCAGATGACTTCTTAGAGGATATGAGTAAATTCCTTGACCCTCGTTATAACAATGCAAACGCAACTGTATTCTTCTGTTCAACAGATGTATACAATTGGTTCCATAAATTAAGTGGATACTTTACTGCAAATGCTAAGAAGACCGATTTAGGTTCTGCTAATTCATTCGCAGCTAGAGGAGATATGTCAATGGGTGATAGAAAATCAGCCTTTGGCGTAGACGTTACTACTGTTTACACTCCATATGGAGTTATGAACATTGCTCGTAATGTACACCTAGATGGAACTAATGTTAAAATCATGGGTATCAACATGGCTCACTGTGCATACAGACCATTAGTTGGTAACGGAATTAACAGAGATACTGCAATTTATGTTGGTGTGCAAACACTAGAAAATAGTGGTATTGACAAACGTATTGACTTGGTACAAACAGAAGCTGGTATGGAATGGCAAATGCCTGAATCCCACGCAGTTTGGACTGGTTGATTATAATTAGTTAATCATGGATTTGATGCCCCTGACGTTATTTTCCTCCTTTTTTTCCGAAGGGGCAGAGAATCCTTATAGGACTTTGAATGGCAACAACTAACATAGCAACAGATATACAAAACATTACAGGTGTAACTACTGCAAACGCAGGGTTTATTACATCTGCACAAAAGTTTGTTGCATCTAAAATACCTAAAGATTTATTAAGTTTTGCAAAAGTTAAATCTGGAGATATTGATAATGGGAATCATAATAATGATAAATTATCTACATCTAAAATAACAGATGTTGTAAGAAATGGATACCTTTGCACAAAAATAACAGTAGAACAAGCTGCTTTTGCTAATGACTCTGCAAGTTTACAAAAATCAACAGAAAAGTTTCCTACTTATACTATTATAGGAGATAGTGCTGGTGCAAAACTACAAATACATCCTACACCTACTAATAGTCAAGTAGCAAACTATTACTTTATAGACCCTACAACAATTGATGATGATACTGTTCTTATGTCAGCAGTTATATACCATGCAGTATCAAATGAATATACAAAATTAGCATCTGCTACTGTTCCTAGTTTTTCAAGTATATCAGCACCTAATACACCTACTTTAACTTCTAATAGTATTACTTTTAATGAAACAGCACCTACTTATTCAAAACCAACTTTAGTTTTAACAGGAGATATAAGTATAACAGATTTATCTGTAACTTCAGTTGCTCCTAATACTCCTACATTGCAAAGCAACTCTATAACATTTAGTACAACAGCTCCAACATTTACACCTCCTGCTATGGGGAGTCTTGATTTTGCAGATACAGAAGATTTAATTACAAATGAAGAAGACAGTGAAATGTTATCAGCAAGAATATCTGAAATAAATGCTAAAATCAGTGAGTATAGTGCAAGGATACAAGAGTCACAAGCAGTATTTAATAAAGAAAATACAGAATATCAAGCACAACTACAGAAATCAATTGAAGATGCTAGGTTAGCATCACAAGATGATGTACAAGCATTACAAAAATATTCTAATGATATATCTGTGTATCAAAACAATATAAATAAAGAAGTACAAGAGTATTCGCAAAACACAGAAAAAGAAATACAATTATTTTCAGCAAAAAGAAATACAGAATTGCAAAAATATCAAAGTGATATACAAAATGAACTTAACGAATTTAACAAAGAAAATGTTGCTTATCAGGCTTTATTGCAAAAATCAATAGAAGATGCCAGACTATCTTCTCAAGATGATGTTCAAAAAATACAGAATTATAGTTCTGAAATTCAAGAATATCAAACACAAGTAAATGAAGAATTACAAAAATTTGCAAGTAACTTACAAAAATCACAGTTTTACAGTACTGAAAGTAAAAAGTATTACGATTGGTCTGTAAATGAAGTAACTTTGTATATACAAAATAATTCAGATATTTTGAAAGCAACATTAGCCCAACAGTCTAGGAGATAAATATGGCTACAACACACAAAGTAATATATTCTGTTTCAGCTACACCAAAAGTAACAGTCGATGCTGTAGATGGAGCTAGTATGGAAACTAATTCTATACATGAAAATATTAGAAAAACGTTAGGAGGTTCTGGTGAAGTTACTAATGATGGAGCTATAGATTTCGGTGGAGTAACTAATGGAACTACCAATTATTTACAAGCTACAAGTGGTGGTGTTAATATAGGTGATGGAGATACAAGGTTTATATGGATTA